GAGAAGCAGCAGCAGTACGCCGGGACAAAACAACAACAACTTCCAATCAAGCACCAACAGTAGTTGGATTCAAATATTACAGAGACCTAGGACAAAATTAATGGCAGAACTTAGCAGACCATCAGTTGATGATGCAGACAGACGAGGCGGATTAACCACGGGCATTTATGTTGCTAGAGTTATCAGTCACCTTGATCCTACATTCATGGGATCTATAGAAGTTAACTTGCTTAAAGATCAAGCCAACACTATCGGCGATGACAGTCAGACTTTTATTGTAAAATACGCATCCCCATTCTTCGGATACACCCCCTTTGAATTCATGGGTAAAAACGACGGGTCTAAATCAACCATCGACGGATTCAGTGACACACAAAAATCATATGGTATGTGGTTTGTACCACCGGATGTGGGAGTCAATGTACTAGTGCTGTTTGTAAATGGAGACCCCGCAGCAGGTTATTGGTTTGCATGTGTGCCAGGTAGAAATATCAATCATATGGTGCCGGCCATAGCCGGTAGCACTGTAAACAGCCTCGACGCTGAAGATAAAAAAAGGTATGGCCCTATGAAAGATGGTAACGGCAATCCTTTGCCTTTGCCTGTGGCCGAGGTTAACAAACGCATCAACGGCGATTTAAAATTAATAGATCCGGAAAAATATCCTAGGGTAGTGCATCCTATAGCGGATAGATTCCTTGAACAAGGCCTGTTGGAAGATGATGTTAGAGGATTTACAACTTCGTCACCGAGACGGGAAGCACCTAGCATGGTGTTTGGTATTAGTACACCCGGACCTCTTGATCGTAGAGCCAGAGCAAAAAAACAACAGATAGGCAAGTCAGATAGCCAGGCTACTGTGCCTGTGAGTAGATTAGGTGGCACACAGTTGGTCATGGATGACGGCAATGATAGATTCCACAGAGAAAAATCCGCTGCCGAAGGACCAGTGAAATACATCGATTTGTTAGACCCTGCTAATCAACGAAAAGGTGACACAGGATCTGCCACGATTCCAGCCAGTGAATACTTTCGTGTAAGAACTAGAACTGGGCACCAGATTTTGATGCACAATTCAGAAGATTTGATCTACATTGCCAATGCCCGAGGTACAACATGGATAGAACTTACCAGCAATGGTAAAATAGACATATTTGCCGAAGACAGTATTAGTGTGCATACTCAGCAAGATCTTAACATACGTGCTGCTCGAGATATAAATTTAGAAGCAGGCAGAAATATCAACATGAGAACTGAATCAGGTAAGTGGCATGTGGAAATAGCCACTGACATGGAGTTTTTAATCAATGCAGATGCTAAACTCACAGTGGGTGCTAATCTTGACATATTAGTAGGTGCCAAGACTAAAATATCTACTAACAACGATTTAGATATTGCGTCCGGAGCAGAAACTAAGATTAGTTCTACATCAGATATAAATCTCGGTAGCGGTGCTGAACTCAAACTCAACGGTACTAAAATCAATTTCAACGGACCAAATAACGCAGAAACTGCTGCGGCTGCTGACTTTGTGAGGCCGTACGATCTTAGAGATAATCCAGCTACCAGTACAGCCGCAGGTTGGGATCAACGCTACCAAGCTGGGATTGTGAAAAGCTTCATGAAGCGTATACCTATGCATGAACCTTGGGCACTGCATGAACATCGAGCACCGGATACATTAACACCGGATAAAACAGATAGGGATACCTAAACATGGTTACTAGATTATACAATCAAAAAATTGCCGCACAGAGTGTGGCCAATGTCACTGAAAATCAGGCCAAATACACATACAAAGGTTTCAGCTCTAGCGAAGCCAATAAAAATTTCAAACTCTATGATATCAATCTTGTCAAGCAGGATTTAATCAATCATTTTTATATCCGCAAAGGCGAGAAACTAGAAAATCCAGAATTCGGCACAGTGATCTGGGACATGCTGTTTGAACCATTTACACCGGATGTCAAAGAAATCATAGCCAAGGATGTAGAAACCATTGTCAACTACGATCCTAGGATTACCGTACAAGAAGTGCAGATAGACAGCACGGATCAAGGCATGCGTATCCAGGTCGAATTAATTTACAGACCTTTTAACATCACTGAAAAAATGGCACTTAATTTTGATAAAACCAACAGGGTTATAAACTGACCATTTAATTTTTTAAGGTAAATATTGGTATGACTACAACCAGCAGGCAAAATAATTTAATCTTAAATCAAGATTGGACTAGAATCTATCAGACATTTAGAAATGCTGATTTCAAAAGCTACGACTTTGAAAATCTACGTAGAGTTATTATCACGTACCTTAGAGAAAACTATCCTGAAGATTTCAACGACTATATAGAATCTAGCGAGTATCTTGCACTCATAGACGCTATTGCTTTTCTAGGACAGAGTTTGGCATTCCGTATAGATCTTGCCAGCAGAGAGAATTTCATTGAACTAGCTGAAACCAAAGAAAGTGTATTGCGTATAGCTCGTATGTTGAGTTACAATGCCAAACGAAACGTGACTTCCAAGGGATTGTTGAAATTCACTACCATAAGCACCACTGATAATATCGTAGACAGCAATGGCAAGAATCTTGCTCAACAGCTGATAACCTGGAACGATCCCACCAACACCAACTGGCTAGAACAGTTTCTCACAGTATTGAATTCTGCCATGGCAGATAACACAGAATTTGGTCGCAGTCAAGGTTCGGCTATAATTCAAGGGATAGCCACAGAACAGTATAGATTCCGTACCACTAGCTCGGATGTGCCACTGTTTTCATTTAATAAAAATGTCAGCGGCCTGAATATGGGATTTGAAATAGTATCTACAGCATTTAAAAACAGTGAAAACATCTACGAAGAACCACCTGTGCCCGGCAATCAATTGGGTTTCGTATACAAAAATGACGGGTCGGGACCTGGCAGTGCAAACACAGGATTTTTTATACAGTTCAAACAGGGAACTCTTGAGCTAGCGGAATTTACTGTGGATGTACCAACCACTAACGAAAAGATTGCCTTAGATGCAGGCAACATCAACAATGACGATGTGTGGTTATTTTCATTGAGTTCACAGGGCACACAACTAGAAGAGTGGACCAAGGTATCATCTCTGGTAGGCAATAACATAGCCTATAACAGCGTTGCTCAGGACATTCGCAACATTTATGCTATAAACACCAAAGAAGATGACAACATTGATTTGGTATTCGCAGACGGAGTTTATGGAAATCTACCGCAGGGATCATTTAGAGTATTTTATAGAACCAGTAACGGGTTGAGTTATACCATATACCCTAACGAAATGCGAGGGATCAACATCAGCGTGTTATATCTTAACAAATCTGGAGTTGAGCAAACATTAACTATTGGTCTGGCACTACAGAACACAGTGTCAAATTCAGCAGCATCAGAAGATATCGATGTTATCAGAGCCAACGCTCCGGCAGTGTACTATACACAGAATAGAATGATCACAGCAGAGGATTATAATCTTGCTCCGTTGATAAGCTCTCAGAATATTCTGAAAATCAAAGCAGTGAATAGAACCTCTAGCGGAATCAGTAGAAATTTTGACATCATAGACGCTACAGGAAAATACAGCAGTATTAATGTATTTGGCGATGATGGGTATATCTATAAACAAGAAAATGAATCTACGCTGTCATTTAAGTTTTCTAATAGATTAGATATCATTAATTTTATTAGACGTAGTATTGAGCCTGTATTCACAGACACCGAAGTTTATAATTTTTATTTCACAAAGTTTAATAAAATACTGTTCACAGACACTAATACAGTCTGGCAAGCATTGACTAGTGACACTGGATATTTTAAAAATCTTGTAGACAATTCGCTGCTTAAAGTAGGCACGTATTCAACTGCTGTTTTAAAATACCTACTAGTAAACAGCTCAATAAAATTCACAGCCCCGCAGGGATTCGCATTCAAAAAAGGAAAAATTGTCTCGGCCGATCTTACAGATCCGACACAGACTTCTAGTCTTTGGACCAAGGTAGTTAGAGTAATCGGTGATGGAACTAATGCTGGCCGAGGTGTGTTGACCAACGGACTGGGCCCGATTCTCTTCAGTGATGTTATACCAACTGGTGCTGTGGCTGAGAGAATTGTGCCAAGATTTATCAACGATCTTGACAGCGCATTGGAAACTGAAATAGTTAATCAAGCAGCAGCAAACCTTAATTTTGGACTGAGATATTCTGATATAGAATCTCAGTGGAAAATAATCACAGCCAGCAATCTCAATCTTGTCGACGATTTCAGTCTAGGTAAATCAGGCGATACTACCAACACCGCAGTGGATAGTTCGTGGATCGTGGCTTTTGTCAAACAGCCTGATAGTTATACTGTGAGAATACGCACTCTCAGTTATGTATTTGGCAGTGTGAATCAAAATCGGTTTTATTTTGATGCTAACGAAAAACGTTACAATGATCAACTAGGAGCTGTGGTCAAAGATCAGATCAAAGTACTGGGAATCAACACTGCCAGCGATCTTATCAACGAACTGCGTCAAGATATAGATTTTGAAATCAGTGATTCGATAAAATTTGATGACGGATACGAAAGTACCAACGAAATCAAGCTGGGATTTCGTGATTCTGATGACGACGGAGTTATAGATAATCCTGACAGCTTTGAAAACGTAGTAGGTATTGATCAAGACCTGAACTTCTTATTCTTTGAAGAAATCACTGATGTGTATGGTACTAAAATTTTCAATCTATTAGATAACTCCAATGATCTCATACTAGTTAGAGAAAAAGAATCTCTTATAGATTTCAATGATACAGCGACTTACCCAGACCAGCAGTTGATATATTTCTATGATCAAGCAGAAGACATAGTGAAAAAAATCAACAGAACCACAAACAGTCTGGACACTGTGAATCAATACAAAGCAGAAATTGGTAGAAGAAATCTAAAATTTCAATATGTTCATAATGCCAGTGTGGATCGAAGAATAGATCCCTCGTCTAGCAATATCATAGACATTTATTTGTTGACCAGAAGTTACGATCAGGCTTATAGGATTTTTCTAGCAATCGGGTCAGGAGTCGAACCAGTACCTCCTACCAGCGACGAGTTGCGAAGTACCTTTGGTACTGTATTATCTCCTATTAAATCTATTAGTGATGATATCATATACCATCCGGTGAAATACAAAGTGCTGTTTGGGGCCAAGGCCGATGCTAAACTGCAGGCAGTGTTTAAAGTGGTAAAAAATCAAAATCAATCCGTTAATGATAATGACCTCAAAGTGCGTGTGATCACTGCTATTAACGAGTTTTTTGATATCAATAATTGGGACTTCGGTGATAGATTTTACATGAGTGAGCTGACCACATATATTCTAAATTCTGTAGCGCCCGATCTAGCTAATATAGTTATAGTTCCTAAACAGGCGTCTCAAGTGTTTGGTAGTTTGTTTGAGATACAAAGTAGAGCAGATGAAATATTAATCAGCGGCGCTACTGTAGATGATATAGAAATAGTCACCGCAATCACTGCTGCTAGTATTGGAGCAAATATAAATTCAATCGTTTCAACGACCTAAACTATGGCAAATAAATTTTATCCTAAAAGTAATTTACCTATCAGAAAATCAGTAGAATTATTACCGGTAGTATTTCAAACCCCTGCCAATGACAAATTCTTGTCGGGGGTACTTGATCCCTTGATCCAGCCAGGAGTATTGGATAAAGTTGTAGGATACATTGGTCGTAGATACGACAAAACCTACACCGGCAAAGACATCTATGTAGATACAGATGTTACACTGCGCAGCAGTTATCAGCTAGAGCCTGGAGTAATATATCGAAACGATAATAAAATACAAAACTTCTACGATTATATAGATGTTAAAAATCAACTGAAATTTTTTGGTAATAGTATAGAAAGGGATGATAAAGTCACAGGACAAACACACTATACTTGGGATCCTCCTATAGAATGGGATAAATTTATCAATTATAGAGAATATTATTGGGAACCTACCGGGCCCCGCAGTATTCAGATCACTGGACAGAATGTTGGTATAGTCAGCACCTATAAAGTGGTATTAGGTACGACTGCAAATTCGTTTGTGTTTACTCCGGATTCATTTACTAATAATCCTACATTAACACTATACAGAGGACAAACTTACAAATTTAGAGTAAATGCACCAGGACAAGGTCTAGCTATCCGCACTAATTACGACACGGGCTCTCTGTTGTTCATACCTAGTAAAAGTTATCAAGCAGGTAGTCTTGTGGTCTATGATTCAAAGTTGTGGAGAGCTATCAGAGATGTTACCAGCCTCGATACCAGCTCGATTACCATAGACAGTGAAGATTGGCAGTACATAGAACCAGCTAGTCTCGGTAACGCTTTAGACTACAGCAAAGGTGTTACAAATAATGGCATAGAAAATGGCATCTTAACCTTTGAAGTGCCATACGATGCGCCGGATACTCTGTATTATCAGAGTAAGATTATTCCCGACATGTTTGGTAGATTTGTCATAGCTGATATAGAAAGCAACAGCTTTGTAAATGTGGACCTTGAGATCATAGGAAAAACCACGTATACCAGCGGCAATGGTATTGTATTCAGCAATGGTATGATAGTAGAATTCATAGGTAATGTATCTCCTGCACAATATTCTCGAGACACTTGGTTAGTCGAAGGGGTGGGGACAGCGATAACACTGACTAGAT